AGACTACCCTCTAACCTACGATTGATCGGAATCATAGGTGTTTGTGGTTCATTCTGTCTAGAAGGAGTTTGCATTAGCGTTTTGTGCTTGTTGTGCTTCTAATTTCTGTTTCTCAAGATACTTTATAAGATAATTCACATACACTTCCTTTTCCCATGGAATCATATTTTCAACATCACTTAGTGACCAGTTATGATGTTGCATTAGAGAAAAATTAGTCTCTAAAGTAGAATCAATACTGGTATGATATAGCATTATGCGAAAAAATTTGATAATCCCTCAATTAGGACATCAGAATCTTTATTTGTTTTTGGGTTACGGACTGTTCCTTTATATTGTAATTTTGGCATAGTTGCAAAAAATTCTTCAATCAATCCAAATTGTTGAGAATTCAATTGCTCAATGAACTTCATGAGTTCTTTCTTTGTGCAGTCCTCTGCACTCCATGCCTCATCTGTAGTGAAGATAGTGTCTATACAATCAACCACAGCGTCAAATGCTCTATCAATTCTATCACCATCTGCAATAGCAGTAAAGTTATTATCTAAAAATTGTTGCATAGATGGATATTTCATCTTGATATTGATATCACCACCTAATTGAATCATATTAGTGTGACCATCTGGGACTTCAAGTTTTATATCTGACAAATTTATTGTGAGAGGAACTTTTGTCTCATTGTCATCTTGACAAGTGACCAATAAATCAACAGACTCACCTATTGATTTACCTCGTATGTTCAAAAATAGATACTCTAATTCAAAACTAGGTAATTTTTCAATATCAACTCCACGAGAAACTATGCATGACTTGAGTACAGATTTGAGTGTGGCACTTATATCTGCATCAGATCCATTCTCAAGAGCGATAAGTAAAACTTTCTCCTCTTTGACAAGGAATGGTCTATACTTTACTTTCTTGTTAGATGATATAAGTTGCAATTCAAATGTAGGTGCAACGACCTTTGGTAAAGGCATGATAATATTTTATTCAGTGTATTTATTTAGCGAGCAAATTTAATTCATGTTCCAAAATCTTGATCATCAAAATCTCTACCCTCACTATCAGTTGAGGCACGAGTCCCTCCTCTACCAAGTTCAAAATCATTTCTAAAAGGTGATGCCCCTACTATACGTTCTGATTCTCTACTTTCTTGGAATCTGCTACCTGATCTTGAAGTTCTATCAATAAAGTATTGATCATATTTGAATTGTATTGTTGTTTTTACTAATTCAGCACGTCCATATGCAAGTGGAGAAGCGATTATATTGCTTGGAAATGCATTTACTACTTTGTAAGTTATACTACTTGGTAATTGATTGTTGAATCTACTTGTCTTATTGAGTTTAGAAAATTCATCATTGACATCTTTACTGAACGCTGTTATCTCCATATCACACTTATAAGTCTCAGGATACTTCAATCTCTTGAACGCAGGGTTATCCCTACCACTTGTAGGTGAAATGTATTCCATCCATGCATTGAATACATCATTTGTGTAATAATCTGTTTGTGAATAGTAAGTCAATGTAATATCTGGATACTCTCTAAATGTGGCATATTTCTGTGTAATTCCTTGTCTAAGTCCTGATATAGATGCAGTCTTTAATTCAGATCCTGGTAAAAATGCCTCAGTGCAAAATAATGCAAGATCTGAACCTGCATCATTTTGATCATAAAATCCATGTTGATCTATAAATGATTTCAACCCACCTTGTGCCTTACTGAAGTTTATACTTACATCATAATTATTATTGAACGCTGGTTGAATGCCAATGGTTCTTTTCGTACCTCTCGTCAAATCGACGGTAGGTAAGTAAAATCTACCCGATCTAAATGCTTCTGACCTAAGTGCCATCTAAATATAAAATGTTACATACTATGTATGTCGTATAAAGGTAAATTCAGACCCAAAAACCATAAAAAATACAAGGGTGACTTCCGAGAAGTCATCTACAGGTCTTCTTGGGAGTTAAAATTTATGCAGTATTGTGATACAAATAAGAGTATAGTGAAGTGGTCATCAGAGGAGATAGTTATACCATACAGGTCGCCAGTTGATAATAGAATACATAGATACTTTCCTGACTTTTATGTCAAATACAAGGATGTCAGAGGTAATTTTCAAGAAAAGGTGATAGAAATCAAACCTGCAAAACAGGTAAAAGAACCAAAAATGCAGAAAAGAAGAACAAAAAAATATGTTTCTGAGGTATTCACCTACGCTACAAATCAAGCAAAATGGCAAGCAGCAGAGGACTTTTGCAAAGATCGTAAGTGGAAATTTCAAATACTAACGGAGAAAGAACTTGGAATATAGTAATGTTTTCCCATCATCAGTCGTAGTAGGACAACCTGTAGTAGGAGAGGTATTATTATATCAATATACTGCAAAATATGCACAACAACTACCTTTTTATGATAGAAATCCCATGACTTATATCGTTGCTATGGAGAATAATGCATTTTATGGTATAAATTTACATTATACAAAACCGTCAAACAGATCAGGGGTGCTAGACTATATTCTTGCAGATCAAGATTATACTAAGTTGCCAGGATTCAATAAATACCTAAGATCTTATGTAAAAGGCATGTTCCTACAATTAAAAGGTGAAGATGTGGATAAGGCACTAGGAATGCGTCTTGAGAGGTTTGTGAGAGATATAGGAAGTATTGAATTGGCATTGACAAATCAAAAGATAAGGAGAATGATAAAATGAGTGTTTCACCCCTTGATAGTAACGTTTTAACATCACCAACCGTCGATTTTAAACTTGAAAATGGGCAAGTGGTCTCTATGACAGTGGATATTGACTTAGAAGGAAATACAGGTGAACCAAAATTTACAATGCAAGTGCCTGATGTTTTTGTACAGAATTATATAAAAAATAGATCGTTTAGTCAGTCAAATCACACACGAGAGGGGGTTGTAACTGATGACGTGATGGAATTAATTAAGAATGATAGTAGTGGTATTGTGAAAGCTAATTATGACAATATTATTAATGGTATAAGAAACCAAATTGAGGATGAGGGAGGAAATTTGCAATTATTTAATGAAAGATTAAGTGAGAATGGAAATGCAGACTCGGATTCAAGTATAGCAAATTCAAATAACAATGAAAAAAACAATGATGAAGTAATAAAAGACACTGATGATGAAGGTATTTCAACCCCCGAATCAGTAACAGCACCACAAGTAACAACAGAAAACTTAGTGTATCCGATAGACATGTTTACAGGTAGAGATGGCAGTATTACAGGGGGTAAATCTCAAGATTATATTTTTCTAGAACAATTTCAATATACACCACCAAATCCTGTAGTGGGCAAAAAATTATTGTCTGGTGGTGAAGTTGTAAGTAGTAAAAAAGAGACACCTATGAATATGCCACCTGATGTTCTCAAATATGGTGTAAGAAGATCAAATAATATAAGTGACTCTTTTGGGACGTGTGCACTTCCAATACCCAATCAATTAGATGTGAGTAATGGAGTGAGTTGGGGACAAGCAAGAGCAAACTCAGTTGAACTTGCAGGGTTCAGTGCTGCGAATAAAAAAATAAGGGGTGCTTTATCAGGTGATGATAGTATATTAGATTTATTAAAGTCAGGTGCAAAGGGGGCAGGTGATACATTTGAAACCCTCAAAAAAGCAATACAAAATCCTGATTCAGACAGACCAGATGTAGGTAATATTTTAAGTGCAAGTTTAGCAAAAGCAGTATTAGCACAATTAAACATAAATGTTGATATAGATCAATTTATTACGAGGCAAACTGGTGCAGCGATAAATCCAAACTTAGAATTGTTATTTGGAGGTCCTCAACTTAGAACTTTTTCTTTCGTGTTTGATTTTGCACCCAATTCTTCAAAAGAAGCAGTCGAAGTGAGAAAAATCCAGAGATGGTTTAGACAGGGTATGTTGCCAGCAAGAAGCGGTGCGTCTGGTGCAAGACCCTCCTCTTTATTTTTAGGATCTCCTAATGTTTTTAGAATTGCATACAGAAATAGCGGTCAAAGAATCAAAGGTCTAAACATAATCAAGATATGTGCCCTTACATCATGTCAAGTGAACTTCACTCCCGATGGAACATATCAAAGTTATGAAGATGCTAATGCAATTTCACAACCAGTAAGAAGTTCAATGAAAGTCACATTTAATGAACTCACTCCAATATTCAGAGATGATTACAGGGAAGAAATTAGTGGTAGCAACTTCGTCAGAGATCCAAGTTTGGAAGATCTCGGTACAAATCTTCAAGGATCAAATGCAATTTCAGACCAAGATATAGGATTCTAATGGCATACTTCGATTTATTCCCAGATGTGGAATTACCATCTTTCTCAGATAAGCGTAATTCTAATCTTGATACTATAAGAGTAAAAAACCTTTTCAAAAGAGGAAAAGTCCGTGAGGACTTTTTTCAAAATGTCACTACTTTCAATAAATTCAGAATTATAGGTGATGATAGACCTGATAATGTCGCTCATAAACTTTACGGTGATGAAGAACTTGATTGGGTAGTACTTTTATCAAATAATATAATAAATGTACGAGACGAGTGGCCTATGAGTCAATATGATTTTTCAAG